TACAATTTTAACTATTATAAATTTTTCTGTTTACAATCCCCCTTTTATTAAAAGCCCCCTTTAGAATCATAAACTGTCATTGTTTTATATAGATAAATATTGTCTGTCAAAATATTTTTCCGCTCAACTTCATAATATTTTTATTTTCCCCAGCCTACAAATTTCTTAAGCCATTCCCAGATGCCAAGACCATATAACTCCATATTTTTCCCCTTTCCCTTTAAGCGCCATCCGTTATGTATTTCGTACGATGGTTATAGTTTAAGAGGCTATATGCAATTTTTCTATTTATTTGTTCTGAAACAATTTTCCATATCTACTTGATTTAACAACTTTAGATGGGTTAGCGAACTGTTTCTTAGAAGTTGATTTCTTCTCCTCTGTCGATGCAGAAAAAGTTGAATGTTCTGCAATAAAATCAGAATGAATCACTTTAACCTGTGTTTCCAGTTCAGCAAGAGAGTAGTTATCCATATTCTTATAAAGCTCGGCAAAATCTTTGTTTACAAAATTTTCTTCTTTATCTTTTGTAGAAATAGATTCGTATCTCTTATCTGCAAGAATTTCTTCACGCTTTTCATGAAGTTCATTCTTTTCTACAGTTTCCTTAAATGCTTTTAATTCAGCATAATTTGAACGCATATCATCAAGTTCTTTCTGTTCATCAGCAGTAACAAACTCAATATATACTTCAACTCTGTCACCAGTAAGAGAATAGTTGTCATCCTTAGAATCATAAGTCTGCTTATAATATCTTCCAGACCACCAATCACACATGATTACATAATCATCATAAACAGTGACACCATAATATGTATTATCTGTCTCAGCATATGTAGCGTTTACTAAATCCTGGATAGCATAGATTTTATCCTGTAAAGATACAGCAAACTTTTTGATTTCTCCATCTTTCACAAATGAATACTCAACAGTATTATTAGATACAGAATTATCTACTTTCTTCTTGACTTCATCATCATCTGATGGAGTAGTAGTTGATTCATCTGTAGTTGAATCCTCCTTGCTATCATCTTTAGTAGATTCGGTTGGTTCATCATTAGTTGGTTCTACACCCTCGTCTGTAGAAGGAGTATCTTCCGTTGAAGTATTATCTGTAGTGCCATCAGTAGTATCAGTATCATCAAATGCTTTTGCAAATGCTTCAACTAATTCTTCGTCTGACATATTTTCATAATCGAATGTAATATCATCAACTGTTTTTCCATACTTCTGACATAACTCTTCAAATTTATTCATATTGACGTTGTTTCCTCCTTCCTTAGAATTGTTTTTATTGTCAAAACAAGCAGTCTCTAATTTTTCAAGTCGTGCCTGTAATTCAACCATTTTTTCATTAAATTTAATTAGACTGTTATTTTCTTCACTGAAATCTTCAAGCGTAATTTTGCTTCCAAGCATTCCCTCACCAATAGGTGTTCCATCTTTCTCAGATCCCAAGCAAGTACATCCTGCAAATTCAAAATCATCTAATTGTAGATACTTTTCTTTTGCATTGTATGAACACTCGTATACAATCAGCTCACAGCTCACCTTTGTTCCATTTTTTTCACGAATGATGTCTGCACAACGAGTATATGATTCAGGAATTGCCACACGAGCAACGACATATGTTTTATCCATATCTTTGTCATATTCGAGAAAAGGTTCGTCTGCTGTAAAAGTACCAACCTGTTTTTCATCATATACGGTTATTTCATTACCATCTTCATCTGTTTCTATATGATAATCGTGAGAGTGGAAATCCCAAGAGCCATCATCCAATTGATGAATGTTCGCAAGTAGCGGAGAATATTTTAGACTTGGCATTGCAGCCTTCATAGAATCTTCAGATATGTAACTACCATTACGATTAAGTAATGTGTGACAAACACGCACTTTAGCATATAATTTATTATCTTCGGCTTTTTCTATGTCAGCAGAAGAAAAATCTTGAACCGCCTGTACATAAAGTGGTTTGCCAGATTCTTTTGAAGAAAAATTATACATTTTCTTATGCTTACAGAAACTAATTAAATCTTCAATTGTAAAATATTTCTTTTGCATTATTTCCTCCTTTCTGAATTATTCATGAGCACTCAGATAGGAGAGTGCTAAATACTCAGCATATTGCTATACTGAATTTTTCTTTTATCTATATCATCATTTGAAAACTGAATTTTTCCAGAATTCAAAAAGGTATAAATACCATTCGCAATATCTATTCTCTGAAAACCAAGAGAGGATAATTTCTCGGCAGTAGAGACATCTGTAGTTTTTATAAAATTCTGTTCCATCCTTTTATCTCCTAATTATCGTTCTTATTCTGGTCACGAGTTTCACTTCCCTCATCTGAAATCTGTGTATCAGAAACCTCTGGTTTTGTTCCATCAGAGCTATTTGAAACTGTATTAGCAGAAGTAAGAATCTTAAATCTATTTGGTAAATCAAGAATGTCATTACCTAAGAATGCGAGTGATAATGTATCTAATTCACTAATACCATTAAGTGCATTGATTGCAAGAATCTTTGTTGCATCATACTGTAAATCTTTTTGTAATGATTCCTTAAATGCGTCTTTGGTATATGCTGATACTTCAAAGAATTTTACTTTGGCAGGATTAGAAACTTGATAGCCAAGCATACGATTTGTCCAACCTTGAATCTGACCAAGTAATGCTGAAATTGCAAATTCTGTATCAGCACGAGTCGCTGAACGAAATGCTTCAGCTCCACTAATAGTAGAAGAGTTCAAAATCTGTGCGCCACCAGAAGTATTTAAAACTTCCTTTGTTGCCTTTTGAACTTTTGTTGTGTCAGTAGATTGGTCATCAGAGAATGAAATAGTACCAAGTGGGATAGGGGTAATTGCAGCACCTACATAATCAGGTAAACTTTCAACCATCTTGTTGTAATAATCCACAGCTAAGTCAATATTAACTGACCATGCATCGGGATCTGTTGCACCTGATAATGTTGGAATAGTAGCAGTAATCAATTTATAAATCTGTTGTTCATCTGCTACAGCTTGTACATCAGCTAAATTAAGCAACCCAATTAAGTCGATGAATAGTCCACTGTAAATTGGTACAATTGTTTCCCAAGACTCCATTCTTGACTTTGTACACAAAGCATATTCATCTGGCATAGGTTGCCATTTGTTTTTACTATCTCCACCATAAGCTTTATACATTGAACTTAATGGTTCTCCAAGAAAATCAAGGATATCTTCAAATTTTTTATAATTACTCATATCCACGCTGAATGAAAAATCACCTGTGAAATATTTTCCTGAAATCCTACAATATTCAGGTGGTATTTTTAATATGAAAATACCTGTCTCATCTATCCAACAACAACCATAATAAACATCTTCGATAAAATTATTGATTAACATAGGAAGTAGGCTGTTCTGTAAATCCATCCTGTCTAAGACCTGTAATGTTTCATAATAATCTTTTAGGATTGCTTCTTTATCATTATCTTCAATGGGATTATATGTAGGAACAACATATCTTGAATTCAAATCAAACATTGTAGCGTTATACATAATCAATCTGAAATATACCTGAGAACGATAGAAGAGATAACGTGATAATCCACGTAATTCAGATTCATAGCTGTCTATGTTCTGTAAATATCTGATGACATCATCTTTACTATAAGAACTAATAGTTGTCTGTCGAACTGTTTTGGTTACATCACGAACTTGCTTAAATGCCTGTTTGCTTTCGGCAAATTTTTGTTTCTGTGCTTCAAGCTTTTCCATATACTGCTTTCGTTCAGCAGCCGTAGGTTGTCGCTTAGTAGTT